TGATGACGGTGCGCTGCAATCTGTGCTTGATGCAACTGATGCGCTGATTGACCTTTACACAGACCGCAAGCAGGGCTTTGGCACTGCATCAGAAACGCGCTACTACACAGCCGGTGATTGGTCATATGTGCTGACTGATGACATTGTGAGTGTGAGCCAGCTGCAGACTGATGATAATGGTGACGGCACATACGAAACCACCTGGACAGCCGCAACTGATTATGTGCTTGCACCGCGCAATGCTGCGCTTGATGGCTGGGCATATACAGAGATTGACACCAGCACCGCTGCACCTAAGGCATTCCCTGTTGCGGTTTATCTTGGCGTGAAGGTAACGGGAGTTTTCGGATGGCCTGCAGTTCCAAGCGCAGTGAAGCAAGCGGCAATCATCCAGGCCGGGGCCGTGTGGTCATCCCGCACAAGCCCATTCGGTGTAATCGGTTCACAAGAGCTTGGTGGAATTTTGCGCCAGACTCGCGCGCTCCATCCTGAAGCGCAGGTGCTGCTTGATGGATTCCGCAAGCGGGATGGATTGGCGCGGTGAGTTTTAACGATGTCACCATTATCAATGCGCTCGCAGCGCACCTAAGGGCGGCAACACCGCCTACCGGCTACGCGCTCCGCACCGTGCACGCATACCCGCCAGATAATCTCGCGGTGGTGCCATCAGTGGTAATTGTTCCAGCCGATGACAGCGTGAGTTACGGCGCTGCCAATAGGCAGGTAACGCTTAACCTTGCGGTTACTGTGTACCTACAGCCTCAGGCTGATATGGGGCGTAAGTACCAAGACCTGATGGCTTGGCGCACCTGGTTGCGTGATTGCCTCATTGATGGCGTGACGCTCAACGGCACTGACGCGGTGGCGCAAGCCAGCGTGACGGGCACCAGCATTGGCAATGACCAATGGAATGAGATTGATTACCTGACCGTGACAGCCACCGTAGAGGTGTCAAGCGTGGAGGCGATTAATGCCAGCGCGTAAAGTAACCGAAAGCCCAGAGCAGATTGAAGTGCAGTATGTTCAAGGCTCGCTTCCTCGTGGAGAGTTTGTAGGCGGCTTGCCGCTGGACGGCTCTACAATCAGCGTGCCTGCTACAATTGCGCAAGCGTGGATTAAGGCGGGCGTTGCCAAGCCTGTAAATAAGATTGCCGCACCAGCGGCTGATGATAAGGAGTTTAAGTAATGCCAGCAGCGTCAGCCGGTAATACGATTTTTTCAAAGCTGGTGGCCTTTAGCGAGGCAACACCAGGCACTACGCCAACGCTCACGAGCGGCGGGCGAAAGCTCTTGGTTTCACCTACGGGTGTTTTGTCACCAGGCACCACGCTAGATTTAGGCCCTGAGCGCAGCGTTGCGCTACGCAATCCTTTGCTCTCCAATACTGCCACGCTGGTAAGCGTTGAGCCAACGATTAGCGCAAGCGTGCCAGCAATCAGCATTGGTGAGCTGCCAATCTGGCTATCAATGACAAAGACCGTAAGCCCAAGCGGCACGGCCGCGCCATATGGCTGGGATTACAACTATTCAATGACGGCTGCCAATGACCCCAAGAGCTACAGCCTTGTGGCTACGGATGGACAGCAGCAGTATGTGGTTGACTACTGCCTTGCGGAATCAATCACCATTGCGGCTGACCGCTCTGGCCTGACAAATCTTAGCGCCAACCTGTTTGGTCAGACGATTACCAAAAACAGCGATACGCTTGCTGACGGCACGCCAACCAGCCCATTTATGGCTGGGCGTTTGTGGAATTGCTACCAGAGCGGCACCGTATTCCCAGGCACCGCATCAGGCACGGCCTTCCAATATTTGCTTGATTATTCACTTGAGTTCAGCAGCGGTATTACCAAGCAGGCATACCTTGCTGGCACCACTTCGTTTAGCACGCATAGCGAAAGCAACCCATTCACCGGCACACTCACGATGACCGTGAGCAGCACGGCGAGCGCGGTAAGTGTGTGGTATGACGCATACCAGGCTGGCACTCCAGTAGGCGTGCGCCTAACCTGGACATCAGGCAGCTTCAGCGCCCACATCCTTTGTATGGTGGTGCCAACTGAAGTGCAGCCAATGGCTGGCGCTGAGGATGGGCTTACCACGATGGCTGTAACGGGCACGCTGGTGTATGACGCTACGAGCGCCAAGAGCCTGCAGATTATTGTGAATAGCGATTTGAGCGCCTTGCCATAAGGCTAGGCTTAGAGGGGAGGGGTTAAATGGCACAGAGCAAGCCACAGTTTCGTACCGTTGATATCGTGTTGCCAGCGCCTTTTGAGGGCTGGACAGCCACGATGAAGGCAGAGGGCGTGAGCGCCCGCGTGCTGATTGAGTTGCAGAGCAATGACAGCGCGCGTGCGATGAAGGCGCTAGGCAGCCTGATTGTTAAGCATAATTTCCTTGATGATGCCGGTGACCCTGCACCAGATGTGCTTGATTGCCCAATGGATGCCCTCACCGCAACGGTGCAGGCGTGGAGCGATGCGGTAGCAGCACTCCCCCCGCGGTAAGGCTGGATGCGCAGCGCTTAGCTGCGGGCAGGAGTATCCAGCCAGACCCATTGATTGTGGCGCACCTGGTAGGTAAGGAGTTCGGCATTCCCCCGCACGAAGTAATGGATTGGGATGCGGGTGACCTGCTGCGCACTTTTATGCTGATGGCAGACTTGCAACCCAAGGAAGGAGTGCGGCGTGGCTGAAGGTGGCATTAACTTTATACTGAAGGTAGACCCTAAATTTAAAGCCTACGAGCTGGGCTTTCTAGAGGGTTCAAACCCTACGGCATACAGGCGGCTTATGTCTATGGCTACAGTCAACGCTGCCCGCACCTACAGCAAGCCCATTAAGGCAGCCGCCCCGCGCGGTAAAACCGGCAACCTTGCCAGCGGTGTCAAGGCAAAGGCTGGGCGTTACTCCAAGCCAAGCGCAGTGGTAGGGCCGCTCTTTGCTGGGCGCGGCTCTAAGAAAAATCCTTGGTACAGGTGGATAATCGTGAAGGGCACCAAGGGGCAGCGCAAAACTAAAAAGGGCGTGTTTGCTGTCAAGCCGATTACCGCCAATCGCTTTGTCAATAAGGTGGTGGATAACAGCAGCAATGAGCAAAAAGCAATTGACGCATTCCACAATACCGTGGAAGCCTTTTACAATAACAGTGTGTTCAGGGGTAGAATTCTGCAGTTCAGGCGCGGCGGTCAGCTCGCAGGAATGGGCGTATCTGCCAAAGACTTTTTCGGGATGATTGGAAGGCTGGTTAAATACTAAATGGCAAGCGCAACTAGTTCAGCAGTATTCGCAATTGTTGCCAAGGATGCGGCAAGTGCCGTAATGGGCAAGGTGGGTAAGTCTATGGGCAAGCTGCGCGGCGCGGCTGGCACTGCCTTTAAGGCAATGGCTGCCGGTGCAGCCGCTGCCGCCGCTGCCATTGGTGCCCTTGCTATCTCCGCAATCAAGAGTGCGGCAGAGGATGAGAAAGCCACCATTCGGCTCAATGCTGCCCTGAAGGCGCGTGGCTTTGAGATGGACAAACTCAACCCAAAGGTGCAGGAGCAAATCAAAGCATTCCAGCGCCTTGGTATGACTGATGACGATGTGCGTGCTGGGCTTGAGGTAGGCAGCCGATTCTTTACCAAGCAAAACCAGCTGCTCAAGGCTAATGCGATTGCGGCAGACATTGCCGCTGCAACCGGCAAGGATGTAAGCACCGTAATGATGGCACTTGGGCGCGGTGCCCAGGGAAGCACCCGCGGGCTGGCAGCACTAGGTATTGTGGTTGAGAAGGGCGCAAGCAAGCAAGATATTCTGCGCGCAGCCAGCGAGAAATATGCTGGCGTTGCGGATGAGATTGCCAATAGCACAGCGGTAAAATTTGAGGCTGCGCAGATTCGGCTGAATGAGGCAATGGAGGATATGGGTGCAAAGTTGCTGCCCGTAGTTAATGATGCACTCAGCTTCCTCACCACCAATGTGTTGCCGGTTGCAGAGGAAGCCCTAAGCAATCTTGGCACTGCTATTGCCGATACGATTGGTGGGCTGACCGCTCCAGGTGGAATGGTTGAGAGCGTTGGCAAGGTAGTTGGCTCAATCGTTGATGAGTTTAAGCCAGAGCTTGATGCGGTAGTTAGCGCACTTACTGGGCCTGATGGTTTGTTTACAGCTGTTGGCAAACTTATCGCAGCGCTGTGGGGCGATGGTGAGGGGGCTCTTGCTGGAGCATTTATGTTGCTGGGCAAAGCAATTGAAGCAGCCTTTGCCCTTGCCAAGCCATTCTTTGACGCGCTGACTTGGCTGGTAAATAACATTGCCAATGTGGTCAACGCACTTAATCAGGTAAGCGGCGCAGAATCGCAAGCCAAAATTAAAACTTCACAAGGTGCCGCTGCTGCAAGCAATGTGTTTGGTATGGGCGCAACCACCGGCGGCGGATTCACCGCAAATCTAAGTGTCAACCTTGATGGGCGCACCATTGCAAATAACACCAGCAGTTACCTGGCTAATCAAGCCAGAGGAAGCAGCAGCCAGCGCTCGTACCCAAGGAATCCATAAATGGCTACAGCGCCATACCAGCTGCTTATGGATATTGCCCCCATTGCATCAGCAGTGCGGGTATCTAGTACCGTCACCATTACCACGAGCAGCCCGCACGGGCTGACCACTGGCGCTTACATTCAGGTGGGTGCCACTACGGGAGTTGCTGGCACTTCAATGGTGGGTATGTATGAGGTGACGGTTACGAGCGGTAGCGCGTTTACCTACACCGCGGCGGGTTCAGCTGGCACGGCTACAGTTGGCAGTGCCTTCGCATCCTATGACCTGCTTAACCCGCCTATCAATTATGCGGTTGGAACAGCACGGCAAAACGCAATGATTGCTGATATCTCCACACTCAATCTGAGTGCAAACGGTGACGGCTCTGGCTCTACAATGAGCCTTGTGGTTCTGCAGGAAACTACACCGGCAGGCGGGCCGTGGTTCAATCTTATCCCAGATAACACGCGCATCAGGCTTATCTATAAAAACACAGGCACCACCCCAGCAACAGATTCCTCTGATGTCTACTTTCTGGGGGTGCTTGACTCCGTAAACTCAACGCTCAACGGCTCAGGGCAGGGGACAATCACCGCCGTGCAGCTCTCTGATGCCAATGTGCTGCTTGACCGCGTTGCAGTATTCGGCAAGACAGGCGCGGCGCGCACGATTGAGAGCGCGCAACGCATCAGCAACACCGTGACCTATACCACCACAGTTGACCACGGTTTTGTAACTGGTCAGGCAATCAAGATTAGCGGCGTGCTGGGCGGCGGCACGGCTGGATTCAACGGCACCTTCACAATCACCAACACAGGAGGGCGCACCTTCACGGCATCAAACTCAGGCGCCAATACAAGCAGTTCAGGAACGGCTGACGCCACATTCTCGCGCGACGGCAAGAGCAACGACTGGGTGGTGCTGACTGCCACTGGCAGCAATAGGTTTTTCATTGAAAGCGGCGATACCGTGCGCCTAAGGCGTGGTGGGCTGTCTGGTTGGGGTGACAGCACCACCTTGCGATACCTTGTGGACACCACCTTTAGCGGGAGCGATGTGGTGCGCGTTAGTGATACAAAGTTCAAATGCCGCCTGCGAAAGCCATACAAAAACACCTGGGGAAGCTTTACTAGCACAGGCAAGGTATTCTCCTCTGGCGTTGCGCGCGATGCCACGCAGCAGCCTGGGCAAGTCACCGTCAGCATCCCCGGCGGCTTGAGCGAATCAGAGGCAGTAACTAATTTGCTGGCGCTCACCAACCAATACAAGTCTAATGATTACCCGCTGCAGCGCGTGCTCAACACGAGCAGCACCGCCAACATTACAGGCGGCACAGTCTATGCAAATGGGCCTGCTATTCAGTTTTCATCTTGCTCGCTGCGCTCTGCTCTTGATACGGTCATTGAAACTTACGCTGGCTCTGATGTTAAAGAGCGAAGGTATTATGTTGACCTTGCAGGAAAACTTAACTACAAGCTAGTTGACACCGCTAGCCAGCCTACTTATGCCAATGCACCCTACTCCATAATTATTACTGGCGCTGGCACGCCTAATACCACCACTGGCAAGGCTACCGTTGCGCCATTTAGTCTGAGCGTCAACTATGACCACAGCACAGTTAAAAACGCGCAGTTTACTTTGCCTGCGGCTGGCGGCGGAGCGGCGCT